CTTATTATGACTGACTCACAGATGATTGAAAAACTTAAGTCTCTGTATGGTACGGAGATTACTGCTGCAGATGTGAAGGCTTATTGTGCCATGGAAAATCTTTCGTATCCAACCGTAACTCGTCGTTTGGAGCAGTACAAGACCGAACGTGGTCGTTGGAATCTGGAAGTGACCCCTAGCGTTATCGGCAAAATGGAACAGGCATATCAAGCACCTGCTGCTCTGCCTGCTGTAGAACAAAATCTTATCCCTGACAAAGATGATACCTTCGTCAAGTTTGGTAACTTTAACGATATTAAAAAAATTATTCAGTCCCGTATCTTTTACCCTGCGTTCATTACGGGTCTTTCGGGTAACGGTAAAACGTTCTCGGTGGAGCAAGCATGTGCTCAACTTGGTCGAGAACTGATTCGTGTAAACATTACTATTGAGACTGATGAAGACGATCTTATTGGTGGGTTTCGCCTTCTGGATGGTGCTACTGTATGGCATAATGGCCCCGTCATCGAAGCATTGGAGCGTGGAGCGATCCTGCTCCTCGACGAGATTGACCTTGCCTCAAACAAAATTCTCTGCCTCCAATCCGTGCTAGAAGGAAAGGGTGTTTTCCTTAAGAAGATTGGTCGTTTCGTGAAACCTGCTGCTGGTTTTAATGTGATTGCCACTGCCAACACCAAAGGTAAGGGTTCTGATGATGGTCGTTTTATTGGCACTAATGTTCTCAACGAAGCATTCCTTGAGCGTTTCCCTGTAACTTTTGAACAGGAATATCCTGCTCCCAAGATTGAACAGAAAATTCTGGAAGGCATTGCTTTGGATCTTGGTGTGGAAGACCGTGACTTCTGCAAACTGTTGGTGGATTGGGCTGACAACATCCGTAAAACTTTTTACGATGGTGGCGTTGAAGAAATCATCAGCACCCGTCGTTTGGTTCACATCATTCGTGCCTACAGCATCTTTGGTAATCGTGGCAAAGCTATTGAAGTGTGCGTGAATCGCTTTGATGAGTCCACTAAACAGTCCTTCCTGGAACTGTACGATAAGGTAGATGCCGATTTCCAAATGCCTACCGAACAAGTTGACTCGGTGGAAGTATTCTGATATAATTGGGGGAGGTAAATTATGCCTCTCTATTTTTATTATGGACGAATATCCTTTTCAATTCACTCTCTCCGATGGTGGAGATGGAACACTAAATCTTGAGAAAATTATTATGACTGAAACCAAAAACAATCTTTGGAAATATAATGAAGACAAAATCCTCAAAGATATTGAGGATTATGTGACTGGGACTTATAACAGTCACTATTGTGGACACAATGATGCTTACAAGGACATTCAAACAATTGACTTGATGGCAGCAAAAGACCTGGCACAACATTTTTGTCAGGCAAACATTTTGAAGTATGGTAGCCGCTATGGTGATAAAGATGGACGCAATAAGCGTGATTTGCTCAAAGTGATTCACTATGCTATGCTTCTACTCCACTTTGATGGACATTATTCTCGCAAAGATAATGGCTTGACTGAATTCCGTTGATTATGAAACTTAGAGAACCCATGAAAATTTCCGACAAAACAGCTTCACTTCTAAAGAACTTTGCCAGCATCAATCAGTCTCTTCTGTTTAAAAGTGGTAACAAGATTCGTACAATTTCTGTAATGAAAAATATTTTTGCAGAAGCTGTGATTAGTGAAGAGATTCCTAAAGATTTTGGTATTTATGATCTTAATCAATTTCTGAGTGGCATCACTCTTCACCCAGACCCAGAACTCGTGTTCAATAGTGATAGTCATCTTCTCATTAAAGGTGGTGGCAATACTACCAAGTATTATTTTGCAGATCCTTCTGTTATTGTAAGTCCTCCTGAAAAATCCATTGCTCTTCCTAGTGAAGATGTATGCTTCAATCTTTCTTCTGATCAACTCGATAAACTAATTAAAGCCGCCTCTGTGTACGGTCTTGAAGATATCTCTGCTATTGGAGATGGGAGCACTGTAAGTCTTCTTGTTAGAGACAAAGAAAATTCTACTTCTAATGAATTTTCAATTAACGTTGGTGAAACTGAATCGACCTTTGTATTTAACTTTAAGGTTGAGAACATGAAAATTCTTCCTGGCAAATATGAGGTAGTTGTGTCTGCTCCTAAGATGGCACGATTTGTCAATACTGCCATGGATGTGGTATACTACATTGCACTTGAGCCTGATTCCACCTTTGGTTAAAATGTTTGAAGGTGACTTTTTCCTGGACAAAAATACACACAAGTTGTATATTTTTGATGGGAAAGAATGGTGGGAGGTTATTCCAAGTTCTTATTTGAAAAAATTTGATTAAAATTAATTATGCATAATGATTTCCTTTGGGTCGAAAAGTATCGACCTAAAACTATTGAAGAATGTATTCTCCCAGAGAATATTAAAAAAACTTTTAAAGACTTTCTAAATAAGGGCGAAATACCAAACTTGCTTCTTGCTGGTTCTGCTGGCGTTGGCAAAACCACAGTGGCAAAGGCATTGTGTCATGAATTGGGAGTAGACTATTATGTCATTAACGGATCCGACGAAGGTAGATTCCTCGATACTGTCCGAAACAATGCGAAAAACTTCGCTTCGACCCTTTCGCTTTCGTCAACTGCTAAACACAAAGTCATCATTATTGATGAGGCAGACAATACAACCGCAGATGTACAACTCCTCTTACGGGCTTCTATTGAGGAATTTGCTAACAATTGCCGCTTCATCTTTACCTGTAACTATAAAAACAAAATCATTGAACCCCTCCATTCCCGTTGCGCCGTTGTGGAGTTTGGAATCCGAGGACAAGAAAAAGCCCAGTTGGCAGGATCCTTCTTCAAGCGTTTACAGAACATCTTGGATGAAGAAAGTGTACGATACGATCCTAAAGTCCTTGCCAAACTAATTAAGAAACATTACCCTGATTGGAGACGTGTTCTTAATGAATGTCAACGTTACTCTGTTGGTGGAGAAATTGATTCTGGAATTTTAGTATCATTTTCTGAAACAAATACTGATGAACTTATTCAATATCTCAAAGATAAAAACTTTACTGAAGTTAGAAAGTGGGTGGTCTCCAACCTGGACAACGATCCTTCTAATCTACTTCGCGGGATTTATGACTCCTGTTATAACTGCCTTGTGCCCGCCTCTATCCCTGCTGCCGTGCTTGTTATTGCTAAGTATCAATACCAATGTGCGTTCGTGGCTGATCAAGAAATTAACTTATTAGCCGCATTGACTGAGTTAATGGTAGAGTGTAATTTTAAATGAAGACAGAATTAAAAGATTGGTTAAATTCTATTAATCAGACAAAAAATAATCTTATCGATGAAGATCCTTCTTTAAAAAAAGATTATCCTCCATTCATTATAAACAAATGTATGGCTGGTCATATTGATTGTGTAATGTTTGCTAATGCCATGAATATGAATCATGGCTTAGATAAAAAGCTTCAATATGACTTTTATATAAATATTGTGAGGAAAAGGAAAAGATATTCTCCTTGGCTCCGAAAGGATAAAATCAAAGATCTTGAATGCGTCAAATCTTACTATGGCTATAGTAATGAAAAGGCACAACAGGCTTTGAACCTTCTTACAAAAGAACAAATCGACTTTATTAAATCAAAACTTGATGTTGGGGGATCAAAATGAGTGTTGTAACTGAACCTGAAGTAAATTGGACACCAGACCAGATGGTCGAGGTAATTCTTAATGAGCCTGATGATTTTCTAAAGGTTCGTGAGACGCTTACTCGTATTGGCGTAGCTAGTAGAAAAGAAAAGACTCTATACCAGTCTTGTCATATTCTTCATAAGCAAGGTAAATATTTTATTGTACATTTTAAAGAATTGTTTGCATTGGACGGTAAACATGCCAATCTTACAGTTAACGATGTTCAACGTCGCAATCGTATTGCTCAATTGCTTGCTGATTGGGGTTTAATTACGATTGTAAATGTGGATAAAATTACGGATATTGCTCCACTTAATCAAATTAAAGTTCTTTCTTATAAAGAAAAGGATGAGTGGACTTTAGAAACTAAGTACAATATTGGTAAAAAAAGAAAAGTTGAAGAATGACTTACAAAGAACATGTAATACCAATTTTTTCAACACCACTTTATTTTGTAGATGGTGAAGAAGAAACATTTAAATTTAATAATGAACAATTAAATTTTTTAAAGGAAGCAGATTATGTTGAGGCAGAACATAATTACGTGACTAAAGACAATCAAATTTTAAATCTAGAAGTTTTTTCAGATTTAAAATTATTTGTACAAAATCACATTGATACTTATGCTAAAAAATTTATATTAAAAGAACAAGATTGTAAATTTGAAATTAGTAGTTCTTGGGCAACAAAAACTAAGACAGGTCAATTTCACAATTTTCACAAACATTTAACTTCGGTAATGAGTGGAGTTGTTAGTGTGACACCAAATAATGTCACAGTATTTTCTAGAGAAATTCAAGGACCTTTTCCATTTTTTGCGTTTGACTATAAACATTATGGAACTGCATTTGCAGAAAAAGTTAATGTTGTGCAAGAAAATTCTGGGTGTTTATTGTTATTTCCATCTAATGTATTTCATTCAGTTCCAACTTATCAATTAGAAGAAGACAGATATTCTATATCTTTTAATGTATTTCCTAGAGGAAATTTTTATACACATCCTGAACAAACAATAGTATAAATAAATATGAGACCTTTCGTGCGGTCTCTACGAAAGTCGGAACACCCTAAAAGAGGTACGGTTTACACCGCACCTCTTTTTTTGCTATTATGGTTAAATAGTATTGGATGCCGAAAGGATCCATAAAACACAAACTCGCTTTTAAAGGAGCTACCATAATGACTAATCTCACAAGGTATACTACTGCGGATCTTCCTACCCTGTTGGATAGAATTACTCGCAATAGTATTGGAATGGACGAATATTTTGATAGACTGTTTAAAGTTCATGAAACTACATCAAATTACCCTCCATACAATCTTGTTCAACTAAGTAATACTGAGTCTCGTTTAGAACTCGCACTTGCAGGATTTAAAAAGGAAGAAATCCGTGTGTTTACCGAGTATGGAAAACTTTTTATCGAAGGACAAAAGGAGGATAAAGAATCCGATTCCAACTACATCCATAAGGGATTGGCTCAACGATCTTTCAAAAGAGCGTGGACGTTGGCAGATGATACCGAAGTGAAAGAAGTTAAATTTGAAGACGGACTATTGGTTGTTGAATTGAGAAAAATTATACCAGAACATCATGCTCGCAAAGATTATCTCTAAATATATTTGAATATCGTCGGCGCTTGGGGGAAGGATGGTCAGAATCATCCATTCCCCCCTTTCCATAAATAAAAATAAAAATGAACTTAGAGTTGTTTCTTGAGCAAAAAATAACTTTTAAATATCACGATCAACTTAATCAGAAGATCTGGAATAATACTAAATTAAAACCTGAAGTTAAAATGAAACTTGTCCGAATAGGGCAAGCATGGGCAGAGTTTGCAAATATACCAACTAGTGCAATCAAAGATATGATTGTTGTTGGTGGAAATGCAAATTATAATTATACCGAGTATTCTGATATAGATCTACATTTGGTTGTTGATAAAAACAAACTACCAGACTGTCCAGATCTTATTGATGATTATTTAAGAGATAAAAAACAACTTTGGGCTTTGACACATGACATTAAAATTTATGGACATGATGTTGAACTTTATGCTGAAGAAGAAGGAACTGAACGACCATCAAATCAAGGTGTTTATTCTGTAAAATATAATAAGTGGTTAGCCCAACCAAAGTATGAAAACCCTGGGGTAGATACTAAACTTTTAAAAAAGAAAACTCATGATTTGATGGATAAAATTGATTTGTTTATTTCTGGCAAATCTAATGATATAATGGAGATGAAAAGACTGAAAGAAAAACTTAGAATGATGAGGCAAGCTGCTATTAGAAAAGGTGGTGAGTTTTCAATTGAAAATCTTGTGTTTAAAGAATTAAGAAACAATGGATATCTGACTAAGTTTTCAGACTATATAACATCTAAGCAAGTAAAAGAACTTTCATTATAGGAGATTTTTATGGATGATTATGAAACAATTGACATGGATGAACAACTTCAAGAAGAGAAATCAGAGCGTGTCGTTAAATGCATTTTATTTGAGAATGGTCTGTATGTAATTTCTGAGATAGAAGAAATTGTTGCTGAGTATGGAATGCCTAACTGTAAGTTGGTAAATCCATTCACAATTACTGAAACTGGTTATTTGGAAACCTTTCCAAAACATTGTGGTCAATCAGAAATTTTAATGTCTTCGGATAAGTTCTTGACAATTTACGATCCCTCTGATAACATACTGAGTAAGTATGATGGGATCACTGCTGGATGAGATTTTATACTAATGTTCAGTTGATTGGAAATGAGTTTCTCGTTCGCGGTTATAATAATGGCGATCACTTTCAGTTCAGAGAAAAATATTCTCCAACACTCTTTGTCTTATCTCAAAAGCCAACAAAGTACACCACTCTCGACGGTAAGTATGTAGAACCAATTCAACCTGGATTGGTGAAGGATTGTAGAGAGTTTTATCGTCAATATGAAGATGTTGAAAATTTTGACATCTACGGCAATAATAGATTCATCTATCAATATATTTCTGATAACTATCCTGAAGATGAAATTAAGTTTGATATTAGTAAAATTAAAATATCAACAATTGATATTGAGGTAGCCTCAGAAAACGGATTTCCGAATGTTAGAGATTGTGCCGAAGAACTTCTCACAATTTCGATGCAAGATTATGCGTCCAAAAAAATTACCACATGGGGTGTAAAGACATTCATCAATAAGCAAGATAATGTGACTTACATTCAATGTAAAGATGAACAAGATTTGCTTATTAAATTTTTGTACTTTTGGGAAAATAATTATCCTGAAGTTATAACAGGGTGGAACTGTTCTTTGTACGATATTCCATATTTGTGTGGACGTATTGATCGACTGTTTGGAGAACGTGATGCTCGTCGTATCTCTCCATGGAAACTTTTGACTCGTAATGAAGTCACTCTTAATGGAAGATCAAATATTGTTTATGATGTTGGGGGTATTACAGTATTAGATTATTTGGATTTGTATAAGAAGTTTACTTATTCAAACCAAGAATCTTATCGACTGGATCATATTGCTTTTGTTGAGCTTGGACAAAAAAAACTTGATCACTCTGAGTTTGAAACCTTCAAAGATTTTTATACTCAAGATTGGCAGAAATTTGTAGAGTACAACATCGTTGACGTAGAACTTGTTGACCGTTTGGAAGACAAGATGAAGTTAATTGAATTGGCAATTACCATGGCATATGATGCTAAGGTTAATTACACCGATGTTTTTTCTCAAGTAAAAATGTGGGATAGCATCATTTATAACTACTTGAAAAAACAAGATATTGTTATTCCACCAAAAGTGGATGGTAAAAAAGATGCTCAGTATGCAGGAGCTTATGTTAAAGAACCGATTCCTGGTAGATATGATTGGGTGGTAAGTTTTGACTTAAACAGTCTATATCCACACTTGATTATGCAATATAACATTTCACCAGAAACACTGCAAGATCATAAACATCCAAGTATTAGTGTTGATAAAATTTTGAACAAAGAGTTGGATTTGTCTGATCTTAAAGGACAAACTGTTTGTGCAAACGGAGCATTCTTTGATACAACAAAACGAGGATTTCTACCAAAACTTATGGATAAGATTTATCAAGATCGAGTAATCTATAAGAAAAAAATGCTTGAGGCAAAACAACAATACGAAAAAACTAAAGATAAAAATTTGATTAAAGAAATTGCCCGCTGCAATAACATTCAGATGGCAAGAAAAATCCAGTTGAACTCTGCTTATGGTGCTATTGGTAATGAATATTTTCGTTACTATAAACTTGCAAATGCAGAAGCAATTACACTGTCTGGACAAGTTTCAATCCGTTGGATTGAAAATAAAATGAATGGTTATTTGAATAAAATTTTAAAAAGTGAAAATAAAGATTATGTGATTGCTGTTGATACTGATTCAATCTATTTGAATCTTGGGAACTTGGTATCAAAGTTATTCCCAAATGAAACAGATGATACTAAGATTGTTAACTTCTTGGATAAAATTTGTAAGGAAAAGTTTGAACCATTTATTGATCAATCGTATCAAGAGCTATCTCAATATGTAAATGCTTACGAACAAAAGATGTTCATGAAGCGTGAGAACATTGCTAATCGTGGTATTTGGACAGCCAAAAAACGATATATGCTCAACGTATGGGACAGTGAAGGAGTTAGATATGAAGCTCCTAAATTAAAAATTATGGGTCTGGAGGCTATTAAATCATCTACTCCAGCGGCGTGTAGAGCTAAAATTAAAGAAGCTTTTAAACTTATCATGACATCTACTGAAGACGAGGTAGTCAAGTTTATTGAAACATTTAAAAAAGAATTTCCGACTCTACCTGTAGATCAAATTGCATTTCCAAAAACCGCAAGTGATGTTGAAAAATGGAAATCCACGTCAACCATTTACAAGAAATCAACTCCAATTCATGTTAGAGGATCTTTGCTTTTTAATCATTACATCCGAGATAAAAAATTAACGAACAAGTATGCTATAATTAACAATGGTGAAAAAATTAAATACTGTTACCTTAAAAAACAAAACCCAATCCGAGAAAATGTAATCTCATTTATTCAGCAGTTTCCAAAAGAAATCATTGCTGAAAGCTATATTGATTATTCTCTACAATTTGACAAATCATTCCTTGATCCACTAAAATCTGTATTAGATTGTATTGGTTGGAAAACAGAACAACGCGGTTCACTAGAAGACTTTTTTGCTTAAACTATTATGGACTTTCTTAAAGAAATTGTAAAAGAAGTTGGTGGTGAGTATACAAAACTT